CGGCGGCTTTAACAAAAGCTGTCAAGGATTTGGAGGAGAAGTGAATATGAACTTGTTCAACGAAGTGATTGAGGCGATAGTGAAGGATTGGATTCCTTTTGATAATGGATCGTCAGATAGAATCGCTTTGAGACATACGATCCACAAACACCTTGACCCCGTGCGCACCATCGACGTGGTATTACCGGTGAAGGTGATTGAGGACGTTGTGTTTCCAAGTCACCCACATTTGCTCGGCAAGGGATTAGGATTTGATCTGCAAATTGCCGCCGACTTCATCAACCAAAATGCGATAGGAAGGAACCCCGGGGCGAGACCGGAGGGATAAGGATAGTAGGAGAAATCCATGACAGAGAAGCAAAGCGTCTCCTTCACGGTTATTGGTCGCGTTAGTGGGCATCATCGGGCGGATAGGTTCTATGACAGGAAAAAGAAAGTCATGCGAGCGTTTCGCAACAAAGAATACGACAACTCACGCAAAGTGATTCAGTTGGCGGCAAAAGTGGCAGCGTGCGGCTATAATCAACCGGAACTGCACACGACAACCCGCGTATACCTGCACTTCCTCGTTGGTACTCACACGCTGATCAAACGCAAAGACGGCAAGCAATACTGGAAAGGCCGCTCAGTATGCGACGCGGATAACATCTGCAAGGCAATTCTTGACGCATTGCAGGGAATCTTTTTCAAGAATGACAAGGATGCAGTTGCTCTGCCGTTCATAGAAAATCTAACAAACGACAACCCCTATATCACGCGGTTCGACAACCGTGACGGCAACCAGCAGGATTGGACGGAAGTCCGGGTGGAATCGATACCGGCAGAACAAATGACATTGGAGCCCCGGTGATGAAAGGAATCGGATTCAAGCCACGGACGGCCACCGGGGAACCTAACGAATGGTATGGATCTATAGTAAGTGACTTGGCTGTTAACAACATACCACTGCAAGTACGAGCAGGTATTTGACCAGATTGCGCGCCGCAATCTGACCGTGGATTGCTATTGCCCCACGATCAATGAACCGGTGGATGTCGGTGGTCGGACAGAGTGGCAGGCAACACCGGCATATCCGAACTACTTGTTCGTGTCGATGAGACTGCCGAAGACGGACGTGGAACTAAGCCCGATACAACTGATCCGCTACATCGGCCAGGTCTCGGTGACGCCCGTGATCTTCGGCAACTGGATCGCTAACATCACCGACGAGAAACTCAGCGAAGTCCGCGCTTCGGTAGAAAAGATGAACGCCCTGAGCCGGTGCCGCGCCAATGCCGGTGACTTCGCGGTGACTTATGTCGGCAAGATCGTACTGATAACATCCGGCAAACTCGGCGGCATACTGGGTCAGGTCACGGGCAGGACCAGCGGCAACGATATCGTGGTAGAGATTCCATTTTTTGACCAGGTGACGCCATGTAAGGTAAGTGTGAGTGATGTTGAACTCGTCTAACAATAACGACATCGTCAGCGCGCTCGGGCGTGAGCTTGTGCATTCACCGGAGATTGAGCGCGCCGTCAGGCTGGCACTCGCGCGGCTGACTCCAGAGGAGCGGGAGTTGATCGTCAACAAGTTTAAGATTGGACTGCCCACGACCGAACTGATGAAAAAATTCGATGTCTGTACCGGTTCGGAGAGGCGCTTCGAAGCGATATATGAACGGACGTTGGCGATCCTGCGCATATACGTAGCCTATTTTGCACAGGCGGAAGACCCTGAACTGTGGCGTCAGTTGCCAGGGCTGGCCAGACCCTACGGCCATTTGCTTTCACAGATATTCCAAGGCTACGACCGGAACTGCCTGATCGCTGACACAGACCACACAGGCGATGAACTGGATGCTCAGGTCGAATGCGCGGCCAAGGCGGCGGAATCAATACGAGACAAAGAAGTGCGCGCGCTGGTCGAAACGGCCGTCGCACTCTACAATTTCAAACGGCTCGGCAGCACACCGCCAAAGCGGGATGTCAAGCAGGCAAGAAATCCACACAAACAAAGGAGTAACTAATGGCAACCAAGACAGAAACCAAGCCGCCGACAGCGGCGGAGATTCAGCGGGCGCTTGAAGCGAAATATGGGGTGATCCCCTGCCCGATTTGGTTCGACTATTTTGCGGCAAAGGCAACCCTTGACGGCGTGCTCGTTCCCGCGGGCACTGAGATTGTTTTCAAGACCGAAGACGGAACGGTTTGCGGCGCGGGCGTCTTCTTCGCCCCCGGCATGATGCGATTTTCCGCCTGCTATGCTGACGATCGGTACGCTCCAGCGAAGACAGGCGCGAACTACGGCGAAAAGATATTGATCTATCTCGGATCAACCGGCAAGCAGGTCAGTTACTCGCCGGTGGTTCAGCATCCGTGGTGCTGGATGCGGGTTGAATTGACGGCAATGAGGTCATGATGGAGATTCGTAACTTTACTTGGGCGATTGAGCAACTAAGAAAAGACAGAGAGGCTGGGAATCTCTGCCGACTTGCAGTCAGGAGACCTAATTCGAGGAACCCATTAGAATTGGATGATTCAGGGTATTTATGGTCGCCTCTGAACCGTGAGTGTTTGTTGCATATTGACGACTTGCTTGCTTGGGATTGGGAGATTGTACTATGACGACTGATAAAATCGGTCAAAGTCAGAAAAGTAAAAAAGGGATTTATGAACCCTGATAAATTGTCAAAACTATTTGCAGAACTTCGGGATCACGGCCCTTGTCTTGGGTCTGCTATATTAGGAATTGATTGCCCTGAGAATGCTCGTATTCAACCGTCTGCTCCTGTCACAGATATCAAGGAGATCGCAATTGGGAACGGGTATGAGCGCGGTGGAAAACCGTGCCTTATCGCGCTCTACCAGGAGCGAGTGAGTGGGGCCGAGGTATTGGCTCCCTGCCATAATCTCGTATGGACGGCAGTAGACGGCATATTCCCGATTGACGGTGTGCCGCCACACTTTGTCTTTCTCGTCACAACCAAAATGGTCTTAGCGACATATCTTCTCCCACTCTTTCAATTGGGCATCATTGAGGAAGGGTGTACATTCGCGGTTATGTGGGATTATCGGTATGAGGGGGAGAAAAAGGAGAAAGACGGACAAGTATGCGAATAGAGGAGGAGAAGTGAAAGCAGGGTATGATTTCGATTGCGCTCCGAAACACGAAGACGACTGCAATAGTTGTATTAGCCGACATTGCGAGAACTGCACCTTGCTCAAAAAAACGCTCCAGGAACCCTGGGCCAGGATCATGTTTGCGGACGCCGTGAGGCGCATATTAGGTTGTCCGCTAATATCGGACAACTGACGGAAATAAAACTTTAAGTCGCCGCAATCCCCTGCCGCATCATCACTTAGGAAAGTGGGCAAACATGGGTGACAATCCCGTTTTTGCGCGAAGTTTCACAATTGGCGTAGGGTCAAAAAGACCGTCATTGGACAAAGTTATTGGCGGACAACGGCTTGACTTCAAAATGCAAAATACTGCATAGGGTATAGAGCCTTAGCAGGCAAACTGACCCTCCCGATACGGTGCGGTGACATCCGGTTGCCGCGCCGTTGAATTTGTAACCCAAAGGATTTATGCCATCAGGACGCGAGTTGTCCGCAGGACAGCGCGACAAACTATTTCGTGCATGGTTCGACTGTCAATCTGTCTTGGAAGTCGCCCGCAAGTGTCGAGTTTCTCCAGTTACCTGCAAGAAGTACATGAAAAAAGACGGCTGGCGGAAGCGACGGGACGAAATTCTCGTTAAGGCGCAGAAATCCGGGGACGACAGGCAAGCATTCAAATTGACGAGCGAACTTAATGCACTCCACGTTTTCATACAGCATCATATCAAGCGTCTCGCGGAACTACTCAAGAAAAACGAGATAGAACCGACAATCCCGAACTTACTGCACCTGATCGAGGGTAAGCGGGAATTGCTCAAGGAAGTGGAGATTGATGTCCCCACAGCCCCAGAGAGTGATAAGGTCGCCGATATCCTAAACCTGCTAACTGAAGATACTGCCAAGATGTTGGTTGCCGCTGCGGTAGCTGAGTTGAAGAAAGAAAATGGCGGTGGCAAAACCTAACGTTGGTCCTCCCGTTGAATTTCTACTCAAGCTCGGCAATTCCACATCATCCGGTAGACGGTTTCTATCAAAGAAATCACTGCGATATCTTGTCAATTGCTATCTGGACCGCGACCTCTGGCCATGTCAAGAATCATGGTCGGCAGACCTTGACAAGATCAGCATGGGCGGCATCATCAGTCAACCCGGGGCTGGCAAGACTGAACTGGTAGCCCGCTACAAGCCCCTTGATCTAATCCTCCACGGTATTGGAGACATACAACCACGCAATATCCGCATCGGCTGTGTGTCGGCGAGTTTGCGACTTGCCAAGAAGAATGTATCACTACTCCGCAACGATTTGGAAAACCCAAAGCTCATTGCTGACTACGGGCACTTCAAATCTAAGAATCAACCTTGGGGCGAAACATCCTTCACAGTCATTCGGACTGCCCGACTGAAAGACCCCACCTTTGAAGCTTTTGGAGTTGGCAGTTCCATTATCGGATCGCGCTTTGACCTGATTATCATCGACGATCCAGTTGACGACCAGACGGTTCGCAGTCCCGATGTCCGACAGAAGACTGTCGAGTACATCGAGGGTTCGGTACTCACGCGCTTAGAGCCTTGGGGTGTTCTTTGGATTCTCGGTAACCGCAAGCATCCCGATGATCTGTACAACTACTTCCTCAAGAATTCGGGCTACAGGATCATCGTCTCACCGGCATTAATCAGGGAGCCGGAAAATTATATTGTCACCGAACTCGATACTTTCGAGTTAGACGAATGGGGCAAGGACACCAAGTGGCGTGTCTCTATTGGTGAAGGCGATCAAGGCGAGGTTCTCTGCCCGCAACAATGGCCGATGGTCAAGTTGCTCATCAAGCGGCAGAGCATGGGATCAATCGCGTTTAACCGCGAATTCCAGGCCGAAGTTGTTGACGACGAAAACGCGCTTATCAAGAAGGCGTGGCTTGACCAGTGCAAAGACTTAAACCTGTCCTATGGCGTCTTCAACCCGGGGACCTACATCGCGATCGTGCAGGGCGCCGACCCGGCGCTGACGATGAACCGCAAGGACGCCGAACGACGCGACACTGATTACACGGTCATCATCACACTCGGCATTCTCCCCAACTACCACTTTGACTTAATCGGACTAACTCGCACGCGCGGTCTGTCGCCGCAAGAGATTCACGACCTCTATGTCAGTCAGGCGAGACTATTCAATCCTAAGTTCCAATTCACCGAGACAAATAGTTTCGGCGAAATCATCCACTGGAAACTGAAAACTGAGACCGGCATTCCAGTGGTGCCCCACCATACCGGACGGAACAAGTTCGACCCCTATGAGGGTTATCCCTCACTCTCCGTCCTCTTCGAAAACAATCAAATTCGCTTACCCTATAAAACAGAATCAGACAAGCAAATCACCGATGGCCTCTGTTCCGAACTATACAACCCAGAAGAGGCCAAGCATGATGACCGACTATCGGCGCTATGGATCGGTTACTTCGGTGCCCGGCGACATATCGACGTACTGGAGAAGCTGAAAACACTGAGAGGCGGCGGAGACGGAAACGGCAATGGGAACAAACCAAAGTCAAGAATACGGGCGGCGGGTACGCTGTATTCCAGGGGCGGTTGAGGATAGCCGGCAGGATGAAACAGTACCCGATATTCTGTGCCATTTGCCATGAGAAGATTGGCAACACCAGCATTCCCGTAGAGAAACAGAAGCCGACATCCTGCCCCAGATGCAAAGACAAAGAGACGATGAAAGAGGAACTCAAGAATGACCGAACTGCATAACAAAACCCGCTTACGGCGTTTTGAGTTTGCCGATGAAGGCGCTGACAAGGGTGCGGTTCATCTGCGCATTAAGTCTTTCGCCAAGATGTCTACCGTCTCAAGCTCGGTGCCTTTGTCGAATGCTCTCGATCAGTTCTCTTCGCAATACGACGCCAACCAACTGATTCAGCCGCTATACAATCCGGCGATTCTCTCTCGCTTCACGATCAACTGTGATGTCATGGCGCAATGCGTCAAGGCCATGAAGGTGAACATCGATGGCATGGGTTGGCAGGTGGAATTCGTGCCGACTGTCGAACAACCGGACGCCGAGCCGAGTACAGCCGATGACGCTGAACGCCGCCGGCTGCAATTGCTCTTCGACTACCCGAACGCGCACGACTCCTGGGTCAACATCAAGATGAATTTGCGGGCGGACAAGTGCCTCACCGGCTATGCCGATCTTGAGGTAGTCCGCAATATCGGCGATGAAATAGCCGAGTTGCACTACGTCCCGTCAAACACGATCAGGCTCACCGCGAGACAGACGACGCTCACAGAGCACGTTCAGTGGTTGCGTGATGGAGCCGAGTGGATTCAGATCAAACGACTGACGAAGTTCCGCCGCTTCCTCCAAATGGTCAATGACCAGAAGGTATGGTTTAAGGAATTCGGCGATCCGCGGTCGCTGAACAAGACTACCGGCGAATATGCGACGGACGGCTCCCGTTGGCCTGTCGGGACTGAAGCCACAGAGATTATCCACTTAGCGGATGACGTGCAGAACTCCGTTTATGGTGAACCGCCGTGGCTGTCTGAGCTGATGAATATCATGGGCAGCACCGAAGCGAAGAAAGTCAACTACCTGTACTTCGACAACAAGACGATTCCGCCATTCATCATCACGGTTTCTGGTGGTGAGTTAAATGGCAATTCGGAAAAGGAATTGGCCGATTACCTCGACCAACATTTCAAAGGCTCGGATAATTTCCACAAGGTCTTACTGCTTGAGGCTGTTGGAACCGGCGGCGGTCCCCTAGGTGACGAGAAGGCTCCTGCAGTCCGCATCGACGTCAAGCCGATGACCGAGTTTCTACAGCAGGACGCGCTCTTTCAGGAATACATCAAGAGCAATGCCAAGGCTATTCGTGAGTCGTACCGCTTGCCTCCGCTACTGATCGGCGCCGCAGAAGAGTATAGTCACGCCGCCGCGATAGAGGCAAAGATCGTGGCAGAGCAGCAGGTATTCCAGCCCGAGCGCACGGCATTCGACGAAAAAATTAACCGCACCATCATTGCCGATATGGGTGTTCAGCGCTGGCGAATGAAGTCACGTGGCACGCCGACGGCGGACGATGCGAATATCATAACGGCCATGTCGCAAATGCAGGACGTGGTGCCAGTCGGCTATGCCGTCGATTGGATCTCCGAACTCATGGGCAAAGAACCGCCGAAGCTCGATGAGTCAATCCGCAATATGCTGCTGGGTGAATTCAAGTCTACCTACGCGCCGCCCCCGATGTTCGGCGGCTTTGGGCAAGAGCAAGAACCGCCAGATACGAATGCCGCTACCGCCGAGGAGAAGGGCAAGCGACAGGAGCAAGTGCAGAAGTCGGCCATTGTCGGCATACTCAAGAGGCTGCGAGATTTCCTGTCGAAACACAAGGCCGCCTAATGTGCCTCCACTGCCTGACTACTGACGAACGCGACTATGCCGTCGAACTGATCGACCAGATCATCGAGAAGCGCCGCCGCCTGCCCTACGAAGAGGCTTGGCTGACTATCGTCTGGGAAGAATGGATAACCGCACAGAAAAAAGGGTTGGCAGCCGCCCGCGCCTATATCGAGGCCGTCCAGAGCACAATGATGCAAGACGAAATTGCCGTCGTGCTGAACATTCTCCGCAACCATATCGGGCCAGACATGGCGACGCCACTGAGGGCTGGGTTACTTGACCTTTTTGACAAATCCTATGTCATGGGTAAGGCGATTGTCGCCGACGCCATACCCTCAATCGAAATCAGCTTTGGCATAATGGACAAGACGGCAGTGAATTGGCTCACGGATCATCACTTGTATTGGATCGGCAACTACTACGACAAGAATCTATCCGGCGCGATTGCGAATACCGTGGCCGAGGGCATGGCGCAAGGCTTAGGACGCAAAGACATCGGCAAGATGCTCGGCAATTTCTTCGAAGACTATCCCGGCGTGCCGATGAAGCCCGCCAACTACTGGCAGGGATTAGCGGCCAACGCCATGAGCCGCTCGCGCAACTTCGGAGCGATAGGGGGATTCTCGGATGCTGGATTTACCGATTATGAGTTTTTTTCGATGGAAGATTCACGTGTCTGTGAAGTTTGCGACGAAATGAATGGCAAGGTCTTCTCAGTTGCCTCCGCTATGGGTCAACGTCAGCAGCTAATGAACTGCTCTAACCCCGAAGACGTGAAGCAAGTCGCACCGTGGCCAAGTCTTAATGACATCACAAGCAGGTCAAACATGGAACTGCAAGCAGCCGGAATAGGTATGCCGCCCGTCCATTTCGAATGCCGATGCGGGATTATTGCGGCATGAAGATAATCGAACTCCCGATCAGCAAGCTCAAGACCGATCCGGCCAACGTGCGACTGCATGACCGCGATAACATCGACGCGATCAAGCGGTCGCTGGCAGAATTCAAACAGCAGAAACCGATTGTCGTCAACAGCAAGAACATCGTGATCGCTGGCAATGCCACCCTTGAGGCCGCGCGTGAGCTTGGTTGGAAGACGGTCAAGGTTGTCGTCAGTGAACTTGCTGGCAAGCGGGCGACGGCCTATGCAATCGCCGACAATCGTACAGCAGAATTAGCAACGTGGGACGACGAAGCACTGGCCGCGCAGTTGAAAGAGTTGTCGTCCGGCAATGGATTCGATTTCGAGAGTACGGGGTTCTCGCAGGTTGACCTCGATGAATTACTTGCATCGCTATCGACAGACGACGAGCTAACCCAACAAGAAGCGCGCGCAACCCTCGCCGAGAAATTCATCGTTCCGCCGTTTTCTGTATTAGACGCCCGACAAGGCTACTGGCAAGAACGCAAGCGGGCATGGTTGGCACTGGGCATCAAGGG